TCATAATAAATATCTCCTAAGATATACTATCGGACCCTTCCTTCTTTGTATGCTAACATAATTTCGGGTTGTAATGCGGCATACCTATTAGGGTCTGTTTTTATAAGGTTAATAATGTCAGTGCGTCTATAAATTTTCTTTGGCCTAGACTCTGTACTACCTGTTGCATTACCTGTACTTGCATTTCTAACCGCCTGTTTTCTAGAACTCTTTTCTACTTCTGCTGCTTGAGAAACAATATTCTGTCTTTCTTTCCACAGGGTAAAAAGCTCATCAGCCGAGTCATGGTTATACTGTTCGTCTGCTTCAATAAACAATCTAGTCCTAGTTTTTGAGGCTTTAATCCACTCCGCAAACTTAAGATCAGAAAGTATCTGCGTCATGTCTGGATGCTTACGTTGAAGCTCAGACAGGGCAGTGCTTTGCCGATACTGTTGGGTTAGGGCTTCCGCCTCTTTAATTTTAGGATGATTCTCTATTGCCTGGTTAATTGCTTTGTCAGGCTCAGTAAAAAAATCTACTTCTTCAACTTGTTTTTCTGGTGCTGTTTCTGTGAGTTTTGTCGCAATGTAGTCATCAACAACTTTTCGCAGTTCTCCTACCTCAGAGCTTTGACGGCCCAGTAGTTTTTCTGCTTCCTGGTGCATCCTAACAAGCTCTTCAGCAGACTTGCCACGATACTTATCAGGAATATCGGATACAGGTTCCTGCGGTGCAGCCTGGATATCTTGTTCTTGATTTTGTTGTTCTTCTGTAATAGAGTCTACTTCAGAAGAATCTACTTGACGCTCAATTATTTTTGCTGGCATTATTAACTCCGTACCTTAGTATTATGGAGAAATTTAGTATGAAAGGGCTACTCAGAGCCTTGCTTTCTTTCGTAGTTTATGTGGCTCTGCCTCGCTCTGGCCCATCTTCTAGTAGCGTCAGGAAAATCCCCGCTAATAGGGTCTAGCTGTGAACGGACAGGAGACACAATTCTTTTAGCTTCTAAACCACACCCGCACCTACTGGTTGTAGTATTAGAGTTGACTAAATCTTCAAACACTTGCCCACAAGGGCATCTAAAATCAAAAAGCCTACGCACTTAAAGCTCAAAATCTTCTTGAGAAGGTTGCTCTGTTAGTGCCTCGCTGTGGGCGTTGGTTATTTGATTTTCTAAATTTAGAACAGTACCCAATATATTTATCTGACCTTTACGAAAGTAAAGATCATTAGCATCTTTAGTTAGTTCTACAGAATTTATATTTACACCATTATTTTGTAAATCAGAGATTAGCTGTTTCCAGCCTTCTGATCTAAACAGTTCAAAATAATTGTTGAAATATGTTTCTAGTTCTTTAGTCATAGTATTTGCCTTGTTGAAAGAATACTTATGTACTTTAAGTACACTACTTATTATAGCATACTTTTTAGTAAATGTCAAGAACTTTTTAACTTTTTATTATAGCTAGTATTAGTAAGCCTATAACAAAAGGAGCGACTACTAATCCCATAACAACAGCAGTTAGTATTTCTTGTAACTCTTTGTTTCTTTTTGCCTTGATAGCCTCTAGTCTTCGTAGTTCTTTTTCTCTAGATTTTTTAGAGTTATGAACGGCTAACATCGCTTCGTCCCACAGATCAGCGTTACCAGAGTAAATAAACGCTTCTTTTAGTTCTTTCATAGACTCGTTTATTTTTTTCTGCGCTAAAGAGTGAGTTAAAGCATCAGCATGAGACAATGTTTTGCTGGCTTTTATTTTATTAAGGTCAGTTTGAGCTGACCCTAGCGAACCTAAAAACCCGCTAATCTGTTGTATATCTGATGTAGTAGACGCTACTTTGTTAAGAGCAGATGCAGCAGTATTGACTGCACTAACAACAGCAGCCAATTCTATGATCATTATCGCCCCCTGCGAGCGCCTGTTCTTTTAGCTGCGCCATTCATTTTTTTTCTTTTTGGCATTGCTTTCTTTTTCATTCCGCCAGATTTTTTCATTCCACCATACATCATAAATCACCTCCTAACTCCATTTTACTTTATCGGCCCAAAAAGCCGCAGACATTTTGCCCTTGGCTATATTTTTTCCGTGTCTAGCTTTAAAACTTGCACGTTTTTGTTTCATTTTTTTAGACTCTCCTTTTTTTGGCTTTCCGGCAGTTGATGCTCCTTGCTGACCAAAACGGATAGTCTTTATCTTATCTCCCTCTTTAGCCACAACAATATGACTTTTTGTAGGGTGATCAGGAGTTCTTTTAGGTTTGTTGTAACCAGAGACTCCAGCACGTTTTAGACGAGAATCGTTTTCGTTCATTTTTACGCTGCTTTAGCTGTCGTTGTAGTTTTTCTAGTTGTTTTTGTATTCTTGACACTCTCTAGCTCCTTAATTCTATTTTCTAGTTCATCAAATTTTTTGTTTATTTGATCAACAATCTCAGAGAGTTCTGTTCTAGTAACTACCATTTTTTACCCTTGTTGTCTTAATTGGTTGAGTTGAGGTTGATTTTTTATATCAATCTCTTTTTCTTTAAGAAAAGTTTGAGCTATTTTCATTCTTCTCTCAAATTCTTTATCTTCTTGGTCTCCTGCTTTTAAGTTAGCAGTAACTGCTTTGATTTGATCAATTTGAAGTTCTTGAGGAGCAAGTTGAGTTTCAACAGCTATCTTCTGCGCTCTTGCCTGAGATTCGGCAGCCTGGCCTGCTAAAGCCGCTGTCTGAGACTGTTGGAAAGCTAACTGGGCCTGGGCTGCTGCTTGAGCTACTTGCTGTTGTTCTGGGCTAGGCTGGGATGCCTGGGCTGCTTGTTGCATTGCTGCCAAAAGCTCTTCTCTATTTGAAAGATTCATATTATCTATAATAGATTGAATCAAAGTGTTATATAGCGGAGAGTCTTGTGGCATCGTTTGCAAAAGCTGCACAAGCTGAGTTACTTCATACTCTCTAGCTATGATTCCTAGAGTAGAGGTTGTATTGAACTTGTAGTCAGATACAGGGTAGCTTTCAGGATCAAACTGCATATACCTACACGCAGCTTTTTTAACAAAAGGAATTAAGAAAGACTGCTGAAAGTTTACTAGAGTTCTTTTGTGTCTCTTAATAATTGCACCAAGAGACATACTAATTCCAGCAGCAGTTGCTTCTCCATTTATACTTCCAGGAATGCCAGCAGAATCAATAGCACCTGTTGCTGTCTGAACCATCTTTTGTAACTCAGCAGCCTGAGTAAAAGTGATGCTATCTACCTGTCCGAAGTTAAACGGCCTAAGCACCGTACTAGGATCGCCATTAGTTAACAATATTTTCCCCGGCCTAACTTCAGGGCGTGACCCTCTGGGAAGCCGGGTAGCGTCCATGCCCATCATAGGGTGTACTGTAAGGGCCAGAGCGTCGATTCTAGCCCGTAATTCAGTATCTAAAGCCTTTTGGCTGTTATAGCCTTTTTCGCAGATACCACGGCCCCAGAATCGCCCAGGAACAACGTCCCAAGGAAAAGCCACAATAGGTCTGTCTTGCATCATGTAAGGGTTTTCTTCTGCTTTGAGAAGAATCCCTCCGTTAGCAATTACTACCACAGCCTCTACATAGTAATCTTCATCATTCTCTTCGTTTTCTAAACCTTCAATCTCAACAATGTCCTCGTTTTCTTCTGCCATCTTTTCCGCTTCTGACATCATAAGAAGGTTACGAGGCACTAAACCGTAGTATTTAGTTAGGCGTACTTTATCTTCATCATAAGAAGTAAGGTCTTGGTCTGGCTCAAGATCATAATCAGGAGCCGCATAACCAATATACGTGTCTTTGTAGACTCCCTGCTCCTGAAGCATCTGAACAGCGTGGCGAGGAACAAACTCATCTACAGCAACTCCTAAAGCATCCTCTACAGACGTTGCTACAGGGTCTATTAGAAAGTTCTGAGGCATAACGGGGCGAAGTTTAACAACAGTGCGGTCTTGCACATTAACGCCTACTGCCTGTAGTTCTCCTCCCATTAGCGGAGACGTTGCCGGACGCATTTCTTTTACTTCTTCTAAAACAACCTCAGCAATCCCCATCCCAAAAACAGCAGAATTTATTAAACACTCGCCAACTTGCTTGCGTATTTGTGTTTTTTCAAAGTCATCATGCAGTTTTTTTCTAAGGTATACAATATCCGAGGCTTCTGGGTCGTCTCTGTCGTCAGTAATATCAAAATACTTGCCCCGGCCAAACGTAGCCTCTTCAATTTCAGCTACGCTAGACTCCACAGCCTGTTGTAGTGCAGGGCTTATGATCCTAGAGCGCTCACTTTGCCTTAGTTGGTCCTCGGCAGCCCATATTCCTCTCCAAAGACGATAATACTCTTCAAACCTAGCAGAATAATTACTTTCGTAGTGGTCTCTCCACACATCACACTTGCGGATTACCCAGTTTTCAATGCTTTGCTCAGTCATTAAGCTGTCATTGTCGCCATACTGCATAATTATACTGTCCTTGATCTACGTGTTTTTCTGGCTATTTTGCTAGGTTGCTTGCTAAACTGCTTACCCGCTTTTGTGTCTTTGCGTTTTTTTCTGGTGGTCGCTGCATATTCTTTAGCAGACAAGGATTTAATTGCTTTTTCAGGGAGATACCTTTCTCCAGTAGCTTTTGATCCTTGAGTGCTGGGCTTTCCTGACTTGGTGCGCCATTTTTGCTTAGTCCAAGACTTTAGCGACTGCTGTGATTTTTTAAGAGCCATTCTTTTTCTTTCTTTTGCGTAGGCTTTTGAAGTCTGCACCAGTAATCTTGTTTTTGGGGGCGGCTACACGGGCTAGTTTTTTTTGTTTTGAACTGTACTTAGACGCTGGCATACCTATCCCTTTGCGTTTTTTTGAGCTTTTTTGCTTAACTCGTTAAAATGAAATAACTTTTGACTTGTTTTCCCATGAGTTTTATGAGTGTTAAGATCGCCATTAGGCATTTTGTGTGTATTACCTGTCCACTCTTTACCTTCTTTCGTATAATGTTTTACACCTTTAGCCATTATTGTTCATGCCTTCTGTCTTGTTGTTGTTTAACCCATTTTTTTAACTGCTCAATGGTTTTTGTTTTTTGCTGCGATAAATATGTCAAGACGTATACCCCCCACCCTTGGCTTTATATTCTTTTGCTAACATCTGAGCTTTACGCGCTGACCACTGACCTGCTTTTCCGCCCTTGGTTCCTGCTTTAATTCTATTAAAAAGGTTCCTACGCATGGTAGGTTTAGTGTAATTACCTGCCTCGTTTACCCTTGACTTTGCTTTTCTTTTAGGTTTTGTAGCCATTAGTACCCCGTAACTGTATCAATTACTTCTAAATCATCTATTTCAAAATCGTAGTTATAAGCTACCTTTGCAAGTTGATCTGTATAAGCTAGAGCATCTACCAAGTCGTCATGTGTCAGCGGGTCTGGAAACTGAAACAGTTGGTCTAAAAATCTACTGTTCCATTCTCCTTTTTCTAATGTAATTTTACCGTTTTCAAACCTGCCTTGTAATGCCCACATAACTCTATCAGTCTTCTTTTTGTTGCCATGAGTTAGTTCTTCCACAACAAAGAAGCGCCCGTGTTGTTTCATCATGTCAGTTAGGGGAGACATAACAGCTTGTTTAGCTATCCCCTTCTCAATTCCTACACTAACGGGCCTATAGTCCCTAACAACATCAAATATTTTCCTGGCAGTCTCTGCTAAATCCCACCTTCCATGTATTATATTTTTAACGTGCCAGCCGTTTTCATTTACTTTAACAACCGCAATGGCTGTTTCGTCTAACCGTGTATTCTTTGATTTCTTTTTGTTTACGTCTTCAAAACCAGCTAAGTCAATGCTTATATAGTAGTCGCCTATCTCAGGTGTGTCGTCAAACAAAACCCAGTCTTCTTTAAACATCTCTGAGCCTCTGGCTTCAAAGGATGCCATAAACTCTTGACGGAAAGCATAGGAGGACATAGACTTTTTAGCTAGATCAATCTCTTTTGGGTCTAAAAGCTCGTTGTCATAGCTTGTAAAGTGCCACGACTCATAAGAAGCATCGTCACCTAGTTTTGCATACTTATACAGGTCGTAGAAGTGATTCCGGCCCATAGGCGTACCGATAAACAATGCAGAGCCTTTTTGGTCAGCTAAAGCGGGTCTGAGGATTTGCTCAAAGACCTCGGGCTTCATGTCTGCATATTCGTCCATCACCAGAAACTTTAGTGATACACCACGCATGGTTTCAGGTCGGTCAGCACCTTTGAGGCTTATAGTTGCCCCGTTAATCAATTTAATCTGTAGGTTGTTTATGTGACTAGAGGTTACAACAGGGTGCGCCAGCTCCAATAGTGTTTGCCACATGATGTCCCTGGCCTGTCCCTGTGTTGGAGCTACATAGAACACATGGCCTTTGTCTGCCTGTAGAGCATTAACTATTAACATCCATGCCGCTAACCTAGACTTACCTGTACGCCTACCAGCAGCTACAATCTTGAATCTAGTATCTGATGCCCAGACTTCCTTTTGCCAATCTAGCAGTTGTATGTTAAGAGCGGTCATAATAAATAAATGTAATGTATTCTAGGTATTCATCTTCCCAGTCTTCATACTCTACATCCAGCTCAGGGTCACCATCCCAGTTTAAGTCCTGTTGCTGCGCTAAGGTCTTTTTGTAATCTTTGTTAGTAAGCACTAACTATATGTCCACATAACAGGTGCATCAGTTGCCCTAATATCCACATGGACAAACCCTCCAGCTACACCAACCCCAGTAAACCCTAGCTTTACAGCATTCTTTACTATTGTATACCTTTGTAATCCAGAGGACACAGCTATGTCCGCTGCAATACCTTGAGCGTGTGTTCCAGGGATTTTTTTCTTTAATTCTAAAGGATGGTCAGGTGATCTATAACCACTTGTAATTATGAAAGGAAAACCACAGTGTTCTCTAAGCTCATCTAGTGCAAGAATCAATTCATCTTCAATCTCATTCTCACCTGTAGCTTGACACACAAATTCATCTTTAGTAAAATACTTAAACATCTTTGTATTCTCCTTCTATAGGCTCACTAGGCGTAATATCAGTTTCTACTGATCCACCACCTATACCTGAGATTGTTATAGACACCGCCGATCTACCAGAGGCACTGTCTTTCTCAAAATAACTCAAGGGCAGCATACGATCCATAACTAGCTTCCAAGCTGCTGCTTGATTCTTATGGTCATCATTTAGTGCTGCATCAAATATACTATCTAGTACTCTACGAGACTTAGGACTAGCTAACATCCTAGCTTTATACTCATTGATAATTGAAGCATCACCTTTAGGTCTACCTACCTTACCTCTAGAGCCAGTAGTTTTCTTAACTACCTCATCTTTCCTAGGTCTACCTCGCTTACGCTTAACAACTCCGTTGTGCGCATCTTGCTGCTTAGGAGGATCATCTTGATTATCCATAATGTATTTACCTTAAGCTATCTAAGAATACCTATTTATTATAGCATATTTTTTAGCATTTGTCAAGTACTTTTTACTGTTATTTTCTTGACTTGATCTAAGTTTTAACTTTTCTTGTGTATTCAAGAGGTTACATAAGTTAGTAATTACTTACTTTTTTATTATTTTACTGTAGTTTTCTAATTTTTACTTTTGAGAACCTGAGTGCCTACTACAATAATTAACATCAGCGCCAGCGGCCCCCCGTACCCTTGTCGTTAGCCCCATGCCACAACAGTTAGACTAAGGTTTTCCACAGA